CGGCGATATCTCGAGCTACGGCCTGGAGGGCCTGCTTAAATCAATCGTTTCCGTGAACGTCGGAGGCAATCAAGCTGGATTGTTAGGCCACTTCGAAAGCGCTGGTACCCTCACTTTGACCGGAAGTATTAACGTGGTTAAGGCTGGTGTGGCGAGCTTCCTTGACCTGGCTGCTAATGCCACTGTCGCCGCTAATACGGTGGTTTCAGCCTTCGGCGTGAACCCGGCCAACTTCGGCACCGTGATGACCGGACGCAGCGCGATCATACATGTCACTAATCCGATGGCTGGAACCTGGGGCTCGTTTCTGGATATGAGTACCGCAACCGGCCTGACGCAAGATACCGCCGCCGGAGCAACGAACGATAAATTCCTAAAGGTGAGTCTCAACGGTGTGGCGTATACCATCCCGATGTATAAGGCGTAGGTCTCCATGCCGATAACTCCTGAACAAATCGTCGCAAGGCTGGCGCAACTGCGAGCCGATCAAGAAAAGATACTGGCTACCATTGAGCAGCTGAAGGCCAATCTAAGCGCTTATCAAGGTGCGATCGAAGACTGCGAGTTCTGGCTGGCAGCTTCTTCTGCGGAAACGCCGGAAGCAGAGACGCCAAAAGGAGTTTGAATTGTGACCAATATCCTGACTGCGGCTGAGGCCGCCATCGTTTTGCGAGTTGACGCTACCGATCCAGCCATGCTGCAACTGCTGCCGATGGTCGATGGGTATATAAAAACTGCTACTGGTCGAAACTGGACCGCGGATACAACCATCGAGCCGATGGCTAAGGCCGCGGCCCAGATCCTGCTGGTGCAATGGTATGAGACGCCAGGCATGCTCGGACAAGGCATTACTACACTGGCGGCCGGCCTGACTGCCTGCCTGGCGCAGCTCGAGGCCATGGCTCTCGAACTGGAGACATCCGGTGTGCCCGAAGAGTATCTGAAACTGGCGACCAGTATGCCGGCAGATGGAGCTGAGGATATCGCCATCACGGCCAACCTGGTGCTGATCTTCAACCATGCGATGGATTCCGGCGTCACCTCGGCGGTGGCTCTAAAAACAGCCGCCGGGGTAGCTGTTCCATCGACCAATAGCCTGGATGTCACCAGTAAGATCCTGACGGTCAACCCTACAAGCAGCCTGACTGCAGCAACGCAATACAAGCTGGTAATCACTGCCGCGGCGGATGTTTACGGCCAGACTATGACCGAAGACATTACCTTCACCACGGCTTAGGAGCGATCCATGAACCCAGGCGATCTGCGCCAGACCTTGATCATCCAAAAGAAAACCCCCACTCGCAGCGCAAGCGGCGAGGAGGTGATCATTTGGAGCGAGGTGGCTACGGTGTGGGGTTCAGCCGAACCATTGCGTGGCCAGGAATTCCTGGAGGCTACACGGTTGCAGGCAGACCTGGATATCCGTTTCCGCATCCGCTATCGGGATGGAATCAAGCCATCCATGCGGGTGACATATGATGATCGATACTTCAACATTGTCTCTGTGATCCATGTCAAAGAACACAGGCGCGAGATCCAACTGATGTGCAAGGAACTAATCGAGGAGAGCTAATGGCGAGACTGGTCCTGGTCCCTCAAGATTTACTCGGAGCCTATCCGACCCTGCAACCGGCAGTTAACTCTGCCGATGTGACCTTTACATCTGCCGGGGCGAATTATGCAGATGGGGCCGGTTTTCCGGTCACCGGCGGGGAAATCCTGCTGGTGAAAAATGGAGAAAACTCCTCTCAGACTGTCACGATCACCAGCGTGGTCGATGATATGAAGCGTACCGGAAGTATCACAGCTTATAGCATCGGGGCGGGCGAGATAGCCGCCTTTGGGCCCTTCCAGCCCGAGGGATGGATGCAAACCGATGGGCAGATCTACATCGCTGCCTCGGCGGATGATGTCAGTTTTGCAGTGCTGAGGTTGTAATGGCTAAAGGCAAAGGTAAAGTCCGGGTTGAGCTGATCGGCGACAAAGAGCTGCATGAGAAACTTCACCGGCTTGGCGTTGGCGTTCAGGCTGCAAATAGCAAAGCCGCCCGGGCTGCTGAGATTCCGATCCTGGCTGAGGCCCTGGCCGGAGCTCCCGGTCCGCATATCCTGGCATTGCAATCCAAAAAGCAAAGTACTGAAGACTTAGCGGTGGTAGATATCGGTCCCGATAAGGAGCATTGGCACTATGCGTTTTTTGAATATGGCGCCATTGCACATATGATCAAGCCAAAGAAAGCCAAGGCTATCGCCTTCGAAGGTCGTAAAGGCCTGGTTGTTATCCAATCAGTCCAGCATCCCGGCATGAAGAAGAAACCCTTCCTCAAAAAATCATTATTGCATAACAGGGACCTGGCCCAACAGATCGCCGGAAAAGTGTTCCTGGATGAGATCAACAAGGAGACTATCAGTGATTGAAGAAGCTATCGTTTCCCTGGTGACCGGAAATACGGCCGTAAAAGCCCTGATCGGACTGCGGTTATATCCTAACGTAATCCCGCAGAATGCCAAACTGCCGGCAGCCGCTTACCAGGTGCTTAGCAATGGGCGCGAATATAACCACGGTGGCCAGAGCAGCATCGCCATGCCGGTGATCGGCTTCACCATTGACTCCAAATCCATCGACGAAGCGAGGGCGGTGGCTGCAGCAGTGCGCCTGGTTTTGAGCGGTTATCACGGAGAAGTCGGAGCTGTAAAAATTGGATTTATTTCTCTTCAAAACGAATTTGAAGGATACAACCAGGCGAGCGAAGTTTTTCTCGTGCGCCAGGATTACAAAATTGCTTGGAAAGAGGTGTAGATATGGATGAACATTTAGCATTTGGCACTATCCTGGCCTATGGAGATGGTGCAACCCCGGAAGTATTCACCAAGATCGGCCAGGTGAAGGATATTGACGGTCCGAGTATGTCGAGAGATACGGTCGATGTGACCAATCACGACAGCACGGGCGGTTATCTCGAATCCCTGGGTTCCATGCGTGACAGCGGCGAGATCAGCTTCCCGGTCGAATACGATCCGGGTGATGCCACCCATGATCAGGATACCGGCCTGTTGTTTCTGTTCGACAAGGATGCGCGGACCAATTTTCAGCTGATCTTTCCCGTGGCGTCGCTTAACGGTTTCTGGGGATATGAATTCTCAGGAACGGTTACAGGTTTTAAACCTGGTATGCCGGTTCTTGGATCGATTACGGCTGATGTTACCATCAAAGTAAGTGGTCCAATTACCCTGGTAGACGATCTGCAGGTTCCGGTTGGGATCACCCCATCGGCGCTGGCGATGACCCCCAGCACGCCGGCAGATGATGCCATAACCATCAGCAAGACGGCCGACCTGGTGCTCGTGTTCAACAACCGCCTGGCTGCTGCCGCAGAAGAGGGGATTGTTTTGAGCAATGGCACCGGAACAGTGATTGCGACCACCAAGACGGTCTCCACCGATCGCAAAACCGTTACCCTGGCACATGCGTCCCTGGCGGGCACTACGCTGCATCTGTTGGCTTATGGAGTCAATGACATCTACGGGCAGCATGTGGCGGGTGTGGTTTCGTTTACTACGACAAGTTAACTTCTGTCAACAACCCATAGAGCCTGGGCGTGGTTGGCGATTACTGAAGCCAGCCACGCTCCAGGCGAAAAACGAGAGGCGCAATGAAAGAAAAGAAATTTCTAAACGGCAGCCAGATCTTAGCTATCAACGATATCAAAACGGAAGAACTTTACATCCCGGAATGGGATTCTTGGGTGTTGGTACGCAGCATGACTGCGGCCGAGTATGACCGCTATCAGAAGTCGATCCTGGTTGGTAAAGGTAAAAATAGGGACATCAACCTGGTGAACGCCCGCGCTAAACTGGTGGCTATGGCCGTGGTTGATGAAAATGGGCAGCGCCTTTTCACCGATGCCCAGATAATCTCCCTGGGACAGAAGAATTCGGCTGCGATCGCTCGCATTTTCGATTTGGCGACTGACCTGGCCGGAATCACCGAAAACGATATCGAAGAACTGGTGGATGAGCTGCAAGAGAACCCTTTAGAAGGTTCAGCTTCCGCCTAGCTTTGGCGCTGGGCTGCACGGTGGCTGAACTGCTGGGGCGGATATCCTCCAGAGAGCTGGTCGAATGGATGGCGTATTACACTCTTGAACCCTGGGGCGAGATCCAGCAAGAATACCGGGCGGGGCTGGTGGCCAGCATGGTGGCCAATACCGCCAGAGATGTAAAGAAGAAAAAGGAGCCATTCAAGCCGGTCGATTTTATGAGAGAAACATACCTGGAAAAGCCAGAGGAATCGGAAGTCGATCCGGATACCGCCTTATTCGAAAAGGCTAAAGCCATATTTGGAATAATGGGCGCCAGGAAAAAGAAG